GTACAGGTAGAACCCCCCTGGGGGTCTGAACCGGGGGGGGTAGTTGCCCCCTGTTTACCTGTGTGCTTGCCGTATTCCATGAACCAATGCCGCACATGCTTGTCTAGACGCGCTGCCATGCTGGCTTCATACTCACGCGCCTTTATATTCTTGATGCAGTCTCTGAGTGTAGTACTCATTACCACGTATTGATCTGCCTTCTGCGTGGCTTGCTTATATGAAGTGGTGATAAACCACAGCGTGCGGCTGATGGTGCCACTCCTCACCCTGCTGATCAGGTTATCTCTGGTGTCACGCATGTACCACAGTTCCCCATACGTAGGGTTTTCTGGTAGCTCATGCGCTCTAGCAATGGTCGCCCAATCAAAGACCATATCACCTTCCCCCTTATGGGCATCCACATAGGCACGCTTGCCACTGCCTGGCGCACCCACTACAGCCACCACCACACCAGGCGAACGCTCCCCATGTAGCTGCCTATGGCATGGGTCACATACAGACATGAGATTAGAACGTTCAAGCCTTAAATCAGGCCTTTCTGTAACAGGCTTTACGTGGTGAACGATTCGCGCTGACCCCTTACACCCAGGCCCGCGATGTTCACATAGTGGGTGATGCTGCAGATACGTATTTCGCAGCTTCACCCAATCATGCCCATATCCGCGATCTGATGGCGTGCCGCGCTTGCCCTTCCAGCTAGCCTTCACTCTGGTACATCCTCAAAACACGCGCATAAAGTGGATCGTCTTCTAGATAGCCCACCGTCATCCAGGGCAACCGATCAAGCTTAAAAGCCAGCCTGGTAACGGTCCCAGGCATAGCTTTACGCTGTTCTTCTAGTTGCTTCTGCCACTCAGACCAGCGCAGTAGCTTTGTGCGCTTTACTTCCCAGCTAATCGCACCAGCTTGATTCTCTGTGATGAGATCCGGCACGCCTAGCCCTACGGCCTGAGCTGTGTACAGCCTGCGGCTATTGATCCCCATACCCTGAATGGTCGCCTGGAATTCGCGTTCACCGCGCTGGCCCTTGTCTCTGGATGGCTTACCCATAGATCACTCCGTGCATGTACATGGCATTGTGCTTCCATCATCCTCAAATAGACGGCCCTGGTTTATCACTTGCAATTGGATAGACCTATATCCTGGCCTGTCGATTCTGAATGGCTTTCCTAGCTTTTCTTCTTCTCTGGCCCACCATTCGAGGTGCTTTGGGTCTTCACTTGCGACCATTTCGAGCCTGCCTCTGCTTTTCAAATAGCAGCCGCAGCAGTTACCCATCCAGCGCGGTATTTCTAACTGGAACGGCTGATCAGACCACCATTCATCGACATCATGCAGGGTATGACCAGCGTGATACATGGGCATCACTGGCGTTTCAGCCTTGCAATCTGGCTTCATCCTGTGAACGCGATGCGGCTCGTCTGCTCTCAATCCGATAGCGTTATCCCATTCAGACCAGCCCAAGCTTTTCAAATAACTAGCCGATGCTCGAATTTTCAAGTTAGTAGTGCAGATACGCGCTACTGGCGTAGGTGGATAGCCACGCGCTTCCAGTAGTGCGCTAAATGGCTCCCCTTCCCTAGACGCAGATTCATAGTTCACCAGCTTAAACCTATCTTCAGGGCAGTATTCAATCCAATCAACAGGACACCATCTAGATTCGATTTCATGAACGAAATCTAGTGTCTTCGCATGTTCTAGTCCTGTATTGCAAAAAACCACCCGCCCGTCACCAGGCAATTCCCCGTCATAAGCGTCTAGGATTTTTCGCAGCATAAACCCAGACGTTGCACCGCCCGAAAAACTGACGATGAATGGCGTTTCGATTCTGTATGGATTACTCATCGTCCTCCTTATCTTCTTCAGGATCGAAATCAGGGCATAGCTCAAACGCCGCGTGAGACAGCGCCCCCTGCCAGGCGTATTCGTTCCCCACTGCAGCCCAATACGCCTTTGTCTTACCCTTCACTGTCTTCGTGAAAACGATGAACGCAGAATCTGGGCGTGGCGCGTCATGAGCTGCAATTACTTCGCGCAGCAGCTCAGTTAAAACCTTATCCCGTGATTTCACCAGCTTCGGAATCATGCAAGCCCCCTAAATGCTCAGCCTTCCTAGAAAGCTGGCGCAGCCTCTTTTCTACCCAGCGAATAGACGCACCATCGTCGGCCTGGAAACGAAGCACCAGAGCCAGCCCCTTCAATGCTGTAGCCATTTTCATAGCTTCATCTTTCGCTCTATTTCGTTTGGCGACATCGTGATGGCTGCCAAGACGGCCTTGATTATCTCTAGTGTGATCTTCACGCGAACACCTCGATAATCTCTCCAGCGTGTGACTGCTTAACTGCTTCGCAAAACGTGATGAATTCATGAGTTTCTGATGTCCCGTCGAGGTAATGAAATGTGATATCGTTCGCGGTTTCTGTCGGTGCTTCTACGTCCAGGCCCACTACAGACCAGCCGGCTTTCTGACAGCTTGCAGCCAGTTCCCTATCGTCGATCGAATAAGCGGTGCCGGCGTCTGGGGGAATGTCCAAGCCGGCGACAGGTGGGTCATACCACCCCCGACAGACTCTCCATGCGGCTGTAGCTGTAGCTTCATCGTCGCCCTGTACTGCTGCATCTATATTCATCTGTAGCAGTTGGCGCAGCTTGCTCCAGCTCTTGTAGCCGGCCTGTACGCCATCAGCTTTGATGTCGTTAATCATGTTCTCAGCTACTAGCCTGCCGCGTACGCATTCGCCGGCCATACGCATTACCTGGCGTTCCCGCTGATCTTCATCAATCAGCTTCAGCCCATGCTTCGATGCAGCGTCGACCAGCCTTTCAGCTGTCCTCTGCGCTTCGTATGGAAATTCTTTAGGGGTTTCGCCTGTAGCTGTAGCTGATTCATCAGCAGCTACGGCTGACGCCGCTACTGCTGAATCAGCCGCAGTAGCGTTTGGCTGTATGGCTTTATAGCTACAGCCCTGTGATGGTGTCAAGCTCAAAACTGCACCACCTTTTCAATTAGCTGCACATTCTCAATAGTGCGCCAGGGGTTCCGCCCGTTCGGATTAGGTATCACCTTCAAAAAACCAGTGAAAGTAGCGCCCAGGCCGGCTTCCATAAGAATATCTTTGTTTTTCTCATAGGCTTTGACGAAACAGCTTTCTGAGCCTTCAATATCCATATAGAAGCCCGTGTACTGCTGCCCTGTTTTAGCCGTCTGCACACGGTCAAAGACGCCACCGTTCAAGCTACCCACTGTCCCCTTCACGTTCCCGCCTACGTCTATAACGCGAGGCTGTGGAACCTGCTGTGAGGCTGTAGCTGTAGCTGTAGTCGCCGGCGCTACCGGTACAGCTACAGCCGCCGGCTGTGCTGGTGCCTGTGCCGGCTGCTGCTGTAGCTCCTGTAGAGCCTGCTGAAGGAGCTGGATGATGTGCTGGGTGTTCATCGCAGACCTCCAGGCAGGACGTAAAGAGTGCCTACGGAAGTCCTCTTCATAATTCTGTTTTCAGTGTCATAGCTCCAGCACTCTGATTTCCCGGTTTGCAGCTCTTCGCTGTTTTTACGGGCAACCATTCTGCGGCAGTAATCAGCACTGCTATATCTGTGCGCACTGTCTAGCGTCCATGTGTAGCCAGGAGGTGCCGCCCAATTCAACCGGCCACCGCGTTCACGATGCTGAACTGGCACAGTTTCATACTCAGCAGGTGAGGAGCATATTTGTACAGCATTCATAGTGACAGCCCCCCAGTGCGTAAAGCCCTAGCTTCAGCTTCCAGCCGGTCGGCGTTCTCTGCGCGTAGCTCTGAAACGCGATCCATGTAGTCCTGTAGCTCCTCTGGTGGGATGCTTGCAGACCAGTCCTGAATCATGCGCTGCAGTGCGCATTCCCTATTCATGTTTTCTTTGTGACCCTGCATATATGCAGAGAGCAGACGGTGTTGATCCCTGGATATGCGAATGGTGATAGGCGGTTCGTTTCCGAAATCCGCAGCTTGACGTTTCGTCATATTGACCCCTTCCATGGGTACATTGTTTTAGGCAGATGCCCGTTTCAATCCTAAACCATCATAACGGGTATTAAGGTTTTCGGGCTGTGGGGCTACTTCACTTGATATTTAATCATCAGAAATAGACTTTCTGATCGTGAAAGCCTTATCGAAATGCTGATTTAGCTGATTCTGGGCTGATTTAATGCGCTGTTCGTGGTTTTTAAGATCGCGCTCTATAGCGCTCAAGCGGCTGTTTACCTTCCAGGCAAATGCAAAAATCCCCAGCAATGCCGGACCAGCCACCCCCACACCTATGCTTATCAAATGATCCACGATCGAGCCCTGGCGACATTGTACCTAGAAAAAAGGCACTTTCACCTTATTCAGCTTCTTTCGGCGCTCTTCACATCCACATGGCTTACCAGTGCGCTCTGATCTGCGCTTAATCATGCGCCTGATGCCAGTAACGTCCAGAACGTCCTGAACTAGATCGCCCAGGCCCACAGGCTGCGGGTGGCCGATTTCCTTATACCACTGTCTCTGTTTCTTGTTCATATTGTGAAATCTTCAAACTCTACGCCGATGCCATAGAGAATCCCTGAGTGGGTCGGGGCAGCCCTAAGCCTGCTCCATGCCTGGGTGAAAGAAACAGTAGTAGAACCTGGGGTGCCTTCCATCAATGCCTCAAACTGGAATTCTGTGCTATTGCTTGCTGGGAGAGCAGGCCAGCAGCTAGATGAGCCATTTAGGGGCTGTGTCACCCAGTCGTAATCACGGATGACATCAAATTTTCCTGTGATCTGCGCGTATACCTTCCCCTGCTGTATCGAATATCCAAACCAGTCTGATGGGCAGAACGGACAAACCCAGCACGGGAAAGACCATAAGAGAAGCTTACAAGTGGGCGAGCCTGATAGGCCCGTGCAGCCTGTCGGCGGATCAGTAAGAGCGCAGCTCTGACCGGTGCCGCTGGGCCTCAGGTAATTATCTGTACCTGTTACGCATGTGGCGTATTGCGCAGAGCTGGTAACCGCAGTCAGATCTATGTCCTGAATACATGATGTGGGCCTGCGCAGGTGAACACGGGCGGTGCCGCTGACATTTCGATAGGTGTATTTAAGCACGCCGCCACCGATTGGGTCGGGGCAGGTGTCATTATCCAGCCAGCTATCAAAGAAATCAGAGTCATAAGAAGAGCAACCACAACTACCAGAAGAATGTTCATAGAAGCTGCAGCACGATGTACTTCCTGCGTATTGAACAGACCTGGTGAATTGCTGCTGCTGACACCCTGAAAGCTTTCGAGCAATGCGGGTAGGATCAATTAGCGAAAAGTCAGGGATACAGTTTGGATCACAGATATGCTCTTCATACGTAGAGCATTCCATGATTGCGGGATCTATCTCGAAGTTTACATCCTTAAAACCAGCGACAGTTGTGCATCTACTACATGCCGTGCAGCATGATGGTGACCCCTGGCAATTGCAGCAAGACCGGTCATTCCTCGGCATTCAGTACCTCTTTAGCGGCCTGAACGCCATGTGCATATGCAACCTGCTTCTGCTTGTTCTCGCGCTTCTTCGTGCCTGGCTTATTAATGAACAGACCACCCAGACCACCCAGAGCGCCAATGAGCAAGCCGCCACCTGGGAAGCTTCCAACTTCTTCAGACAGGGCGCCCATACCAGTGTCAGCCACACTCTGCAGTAGTTCGTATCGCTCTCTAGCGCTTTCAATGCCTGCTGAAAGCTCAGTGGTCGTCTGCTTTACGTAGCTTTCCCATTTGGCGAACAGTGCTGGAGCATCTGCATACGTGATTCTCTCATCTTGCGGGACGTTTAGAAGGGTTCTGGCTTCAGGTGGAACTGAAACACTTACCAAGCTGCGCAGATCACAGCCCTGCAACGTGGAAACAATTAAGCCAGCAACCAGCGCCAGGCCTGCAAAAAAGTAGAAACGCTTATCCATTTGAATCCATCCTCATACTGAGACGTAAAACATCGTCTTTGATTTCGTTCGTGATTTCCCGCTGGTACTGCATCCCAATATCAAGCCTCTGAATGCTTTTCTCTATCCTCAAATAGCAAGCGCCCACAGCCATAAACAAGCCGACGAAGACAGAGCATAACGCTACGTAGTCCCTGGCTGAAAGCTTTACGATACTGTTTGGCTCTCTGGTCATGCTTCCACATAATCACAACAGCAGAAATAGCCACTGTCTGCATTATCAACATCTACGCCACGAAGTAATGTAAGCGCTCCACCTGATACAGAGAATCCTAGCTGCCGTCTCACGTTATCGTTAAACATCGAATACCGAACCGATGAAGCTTCCGCATACCCTGCAGCCGCAACTACAAACGAAACGCCAGAAGCTTTCACCACAATATCACCAGTGGGATTAGATCCCCCTGCTGCTAGAAAGAATGATTCTCTGTAGACATCGACCAGCGCAGGAGTAGCTAACAAAGGATTCCACGTCTGACCGACCACAATTCGATATGAAACGCCTGGCCTAGGTATTAAAGGGTCTGGCGTGGTATCCGCCCAGACGCTACCAGTGAATTCAAGGCGATCACCAGCAGCTACACCGCTTGAAATCGTTATGCCTGTCAGATCGTCCAGGCCTGCCGAAAGTGAAACTGTACCACTGGTCAGGATAGGATCAGGCGAAACCGATATGCCAGTGCCTGCGCTGATGCTCAATGGGTCAGTTACAGATGGATACGTAGCCGTACCTGTGACGTTCGGGCCAGTAGTGAAATCATAAGACTCTGTTCGAGCAGTATCATTCACTGTGATGCGTGCGTCATAAATGTAATACGCTGTCAGGGTCGCAGTCTGCGCAGCAGTGTAGGCGAATGAAACTGATCCACCACCTGATGCCACTGTACCAGTGATCGTAAGACCGCCGAAAACTAGCTTAACGGTGTCAGAATCAGCCACCGATGGCGATGGCGTCCAGGTAATAGCCCACACTTCTCCTGGCATATATGCAATTCCACCCAGATCAGTCATGAACACATACCCTCCATCGGATTCATCAGAGAAAAAAACCAGTAGTAAGAATCGCCAGGCGCGATAGATCCGTCTGCGTCATAGTACGCCAGCAGTCTAGCCGTCACAATTACCCCTGATGGAATTGGGACGATATCAAAAGCGGTCGGAAGATCGTTAGGATCTTCACCAGCTATCGCGTTCACAGAGCTACCACTGTTTCCGTTTTCATAGCCATTGAAAGCCAATGGAAACACGATGGCAGTGCCTACGCTTACTTGGACATCTTCGTATGTCCCATCTTTTTTCCGCGCCACTGGCTTAGCTGTGTACTGCCATTTGTACGCTGAAATGAGCGTAGAACCTGTGATCTGAATCTGGGCGTGGTCCAGGCTGAAGCTGAACGGATCAGGTGAAAGCGTGTTCAGGTATGGGACATGATCGCCCACGCTTTCAGTTACCCGCATAGATTGAACTAGCCTGTTCATCGTGAAATCGGTCCCGAATTCGCAGACGGTGCGTCTATGCCTGCTTCCATGTGCGTGGTTGCACCGTTCACCCAGGCGAAACTAGCCCAATCGTTAGACGTGCCAGACGCACCCATGGGGTAATCGTTCGTCCAAAATACCTTGTTATTTACCTGCACAGTCAGGCCAGAGCCACCAGCATTTGACACGGTGGCGATATTGGACAGCCCCCACTGATTATGCAGTGGCACCTGATTAAAGTGCTGTTTTTCGTCATAGATAAACCTATGCACGAGCGCGTAGCTATGCTGGCTGGTCGATGATGCTGATGCGCCTTTATACAGAAGCGTGCCAGCAGGACACCCCAGAAATGCCGTTTCGTTTCTGGTGTTTACGTAAGCTGATGCGTAGTTCGTGACGTCAGGCCATGCGCCAACGTCCACAGCTCCACCAGTGGGCGAAATGCTTATCTTTTTATTCCAAGGCTCCGTGATTTCGATCTCCACCTGCCGCACTGGTCGCTTTACAGGCTTACCACCAGCAATATCTAGAGACTCCACGCCAGAAACTGCACCACCTGAAGCATCGATAGTCTGAATGATATAGGTAGCATTGTAGAACGTGGTACCTGCTGAAACCTGTTCCGCAGTGGTAGGTAAATCAGTAGCTTTGTAGAGATCAATCATGCGCGTGGCCTGGCGCGAATTGAACGTGATAGCTGACACGCCAGTATCGACGAACTGGATATTACTACCACTGGTGTATTCATCTGGGAAGCTCGTGCCCCAGGTCACTTTAGATTCGTAAACATGATCTGAATCTGAAACACGCTGAAAGCTGATCGAATCGACCGCGCCTAGATCTCCCCATGGCTCGTCATATCCTGTCGGAAACGCTGTAGCCCTAGTCACCTTCCCCAGCGCGGCACCAGTCCACGCACGCAGAGCATTCACTGCACCCTGGTATTCTTCGTCCTCTGTACCAATCGTTCCAGATGTCGGCTTAATGGTCAGAGAATAAGAAACCGAGCTTCTACCGACCCCTGGAACCTGAATCTGAAACTGCCTAGAAGCTGGGTTTTCAAATGCTGTATACGTGCGTGCCATTAGAACATCGCCCCCACTGCGCCAGATATGGCGTTTCCGATGCTAGCTCCAGAGTTACCACCGAGCGCGAAACCAGCAGACTGAGAAAGCACGTTTGCGATCGTGATGGCGTGCTTGATTACGTCTGAAATCATCTTTACCAGCTTGCTTACCAGATTCACAATTTGCTGCATGACACCGTTATAAATCCCTTGCAAGAGCTGATCTAGGTTCTTGAATTGTGACGTAAACGCCAGGCCTTTACTGATCATTTGCGTGGCCCAGTTCAGAACCGCAGCAGCAGGACCAGCCAGTAGCCGCGCCATTTCGCTCTTCACCTTCATGATCGATTCTTCAAACTTGTTCCAGGCTGCTGCGCCCTGGTTCGATCCCTTGATCAGAGCGATCAAGCCACGGGATGCCAGAATGCCGCCACCAGCGACAGCAGCAGCCGCCAGAATCCTACGCATAGATCGCGCGAAATCCTGCGTCTGCTTCTGGGCATTCTTGAACCCCTTGCGCAAGTTCTTACCCTTCCAGCCCGCTTCAACAATCACAGAACCAGCGAAACCAGCTCGTGCCATCAGAATTCTCCAGGGTAGAAAGCTTTGAGAATTGGCGCAGGATCGGCACCGCCCAGGCCAGACATCAAGCCAGAAATCAAAACCACTAACTGCCTGTCTGGTAGTCCTGTTTCCATGTCGATTCGTTCCATCATGCCCATGTCTTCAGCGGTCCACGTTCGTAATTGAGTAGGCGAAACCCCAGAAAGCGCACTGATCCGCGCTATCAATCGGTCCCGCCGTCCATAGGGGAATCAGAGAGACCAAACAATTCACGCGCTTTGTCGATCAATGGTTCGAGAATGTCAGCGCGAACACCATCGAAACTAGCATCCTGCGCGATTAACTGGCCGTCTGCATCACATAGAACCGACTGAAGAATCAGCGTGCGTAGCCTGGTAAGTGCGCCATCATTTGCGATCAGCGCATCGAATCGGTCACGATCTGCTACAGTTGGCTGGCGCATGTAGAACGTCTGGCCATGCACTTCGATGGTCTGAGTCTTTGGTTTCTGGCTCTGAAGCCATTCTAATGAATTCAATGTCTCTCCCTTATGGTGCTGCTGTCAGCGTGTAGCTAGTGAATGCGATTGTGTACTCATGTTCGACAGCCGATTCAATATCAGCGGACACGCTAATGCTCATTACGTGCCAATTACCTGACGTTGACGAAATAGCGAAACCTGATCCAAAAGTTAGCGCACAAGTAGACGATTGTGTACCTAGCTCCAATCCAGCCCCTGCAAAAATTCGCACAGTAGCTTCTGGGGTTTCAGTAATACCCGTTACGAATTTCTTGCCGGTATCACTGAATCCTGTGGTTTCGATCCTAGTGATTTCGGCTGATGTTTCCATGGATGACGTAGCCGCATAGGTCGCCCCTGCAACTGCGAATGTACTATTTGATCCTGGTGCTGTTGTAAGTGCCATTAGGTGGTATGCCAGACTTCTAGAGTAAGAGTGTGAGTGTAGTAGTAATCGTCGCCACCGTCGAATGGCTCGATCTCTCCCGTTTCCGTAGCGACCAGGCGACAGCTCGAGACACCTGTACCAGTGAAGCCATCTAGGACATTGGCGACAGCATCGACCACGCTTTCAGAGACTGAAACGGACTGGGAAATAGCCATCATGCTGACAGTTGATTTCTTCAGGCTGTCTTTGGTAAACGTAGGCATCAATTCATCACCCTGGATATCCCAGAGCAATGCTGGCAGGTTTTCTTTTCCGCTGCTCATTCTGCTGTAAGGGAATATGCGCGTACTGACAAGCGCAGTGGTCGCGGAATCGTTTATCAGAGCCGTGCGCATTACTGGGATCATCGCATCCTTGCCCTGACTGCCTCACGCCTGGCCTTAGCGTTATCGGGATCTTTCAGAACCTGCACACGGATAGATTCACCGATGATCTTGAGCATCCTCTGGGATTCTCGCTCCTTGGTTTTCGTCGTTACCAGCTTGCCTTTGGTTTTTCGCGTGTCCCATTCAAGAAGGTTCGCCACTCTCGCCTTAGGTGTCTTCTTATAGCTGACACCGATGTAGAGCGAATCACGCCCACCACGCTTGATCTGCTGCGCACTGGCTATCTTTTTTCGGTGTTCATTCGTCGCGTTTTTTACCGGCGCAGATCGCCAGGCCTTCCTCACTTCATTCCTGAAGTGGTTGGAAGCATCACGAAGCGCGTTCCATCGAAACTTATTCTGAATCTTCTGGTCTAGCCTGCTGAAACGCCTGGCCACCTTCTTATCACCTGTAACGGTGTACACCTGCTTCTGGATGTCGCGCACAGCCCTACGCGCCATCGCCTTGGAGGCTTCGCGCACATAGGAACGTGTCAACTGCTGGACGATCTGGCCAGCCACTACCCTAGTCATGGCACCGATCACAGTACGATCTCCTCAATTTCGAGGCTGAACGTATCGTGCGCATTGTTCACGTCTTCAATGCCAGTGATGCGGTATTCGACGCCCGATTCCACTTCTTTTATAAGCTGATCCAGGCTGAACGTATATCCGCGCACGTAGCGCGTTTCGATCGTATTCGTCTGGATACCCTGCTGAGCCTCTGCGTATTCCGCTTTGGAACTGGTCCCAGTCCGATAGACTCCAGCGATTCGCAACGTTACCGAATAGGACCGCTGCGCCTGGCCATAGGTATCAAGCGTGGTCGTAGGCGAAAGCACATCGAAGATGATCTGTCTTCGTCTGGCTCTCATATCACAGGCCACCGATATCGTGATGTAATGACATTCCAGCCCACCGCGTTCCCCTGAAGCTGGATAGGTGCTAGCTCGTTTCGTTCATCGTAGAACGTGGCCGCCATCATGTAGATGGCCCGCACAGCGTCATGCTCTGGCTTCGTGGATGCGGTCCAATCGATTTCCCAGTATCGCGCAGAAGCTGCATCTGCTGCGTAATCATAAGTGAACTGGATGGCAGGAAGTCCCTGCGAATAGCTCACCCGATAGCCCGATGCAGCGATTGTCTTTGTTACGCCCGTGGTGCTGTCCGTGTGTTTAATACTGGTAAGCGTGTTCACTGGCCCAGCATTGAAAAACCAGTTGTGCGGGCATTCCTGTAGCTCTTGCCTGTAACTGGTGGTCCTGATCGGTCGCCTGGTGGTTTCGTCCCATGATGCAATGGCTGCACGTAGCGCAGAATTTAGCTGCACATCGTCGGCATTGTGATAGATACGTGCAAAATCCCTAAAGTTAGCCAGGGAGAGCGGTGCGTCTTCTGTGACGGTTACAACTTGCATATTGTCTCCAGCCACCTAGGCAGGGGGATATACCCCCTGCCCAGACGGTCACGGAAGAGATAAGGGATCAGGCAGTCAGGGGCACGATGGATTCAGGACGTACGACCATACCAGCAGAACGCTGGTAAGCAGTCACGCGCTTGATACCACTAGCCGCCTGGCTGTATGGGTCAGGCTGGACGTAGAGACCACCCAGATCATGGATGTGGTAGCTGTCCGATGCGACGATCGCACCGTACATATCACCATCTGTGATCGTTCCAGTAGCGGCTGCCGAACTGATCACGATCTGAGTACCAAGAATCGACATGCTGGGCATGTTCGCAAACGTGGCATTTGCTGACTGCTGAAGAAGCAGACGGCCAGTGCTGGAGGCACCGTCGACATCAGAAAGCAGAGCAGCGGCTGCTGCCTGTCCAAGGACGAGCGAACGAGGCAGGCCCATGTACTGAGGGGGCATCTTCGTGAGAAGCGCCTCTGTGACCTTCGCGCAGGTAAGCGCAGCAGGCTGGACTGCCGTATCGTAAACGTTCGCAGCAGTCCAGACGTAAGCGCCTCCACTGGCTGCACCCTTGAATAGTCCTTCAGGATTACCAGATCCATCACCGTTCAGGAATTCGTTTTCTTGGAAGTAGCCGATGGCTTCAGCAATGGTCTGAATGCACAGGTTTTCAATATCGAACTGACCATCGTGGATCATTTCGTTTGTGATGTCGACCAGGCCAGCACCCTTAACGATCTTGGTGCTGGTGTCAATTTCACCAAAAGATGGATCGACAGCGCCAAAAGTGCCACCTTCAGCAGTTGCTGAAACCGCTGAACCGTATCCAGTCATGCGAGGAATCCGCATAGCTGATCCGACAGAGGCGACCTTCGACACCTGGCGCATGGCCGAAACACGATCCAGAAGCATTGAAACTTCAGCCATGAGTGGCTTGGGAACAAGCCCAGCCAGGGTAGTCAGGGTCTGAGTGGTACGCCCTTCCACGATGTCGCGGAAGAAACGGCCTTCAGGAGATCCAGCAGGAAGCTGGTTACCGACAGCCGCAGCGATGTCCCTTTCACCATTGGGCTGGACGGGTTCACTCATTCGGTCCTGCACATTGGCTTTCGCTTCGCTTTCACGCGCAGCCATGTACTGCTTGTCCATATCGCGAAGATCGTTTTCGATCTTTTCAATACGTTCAAGCTCTTCACCAGTGAAGGCGCGTTCACTCTCAGCCTGTGCGGCTGCGTAGATCTTCTTTTCTTCTTCGATCAGCGCGGTGCGTGCTTCACGGATTTCAACGGTATTCATTACGTAAGACTCCCAAGTGCAGAGGGGTAAGCTCCCTGGAACACCAGGGCTAGATGATGAAGGCGAGCAGATCGCACTGTGCGAACCTTCGCCCGATTGTTAAAGCTGTCTTCTTCCGCGATGAATCCGATTGATACGGCACCGTCTAGGTCGCCGCGCTCTAGTGCTTCGCGTTCTCGCTTCGCCCAGTCTGGCAGCGTGCCGCGAAACATCAAGCCTTTATCAGTGCTTTCAAATGAAAGCGTCCCAGCGCCCACGCGCCCCAATGGCACCTGGCCTTCTGTCCTATGTCCTAGATAAAGCGCGGTGCGCTCGTCCCATTTAATGGAACCAGGCTGGAAGGTTTCACGGTATCCGTTTAGCTCCATAAGCGGCTCTGTGGAATCATTCCACGCAACCGCTACACCGCTGAACGTGTTCCGCTCCACTGAAAGCGGTTCAGTGCTTCGTGTTTCAAGCTTCATCAGGAATCTCCTGCGTAGCATCCAGCCCGGCATCGTCTGCGTCTGGGCTACTCTGCTGCTGGTAGTTTTTAGACATGACGAATTCGTCTAGCTCTTCCGGCCCTGGCGGAAGCTGGAGCATCTGCCTGGCTTCTGACGGGCTGATGATTCCGGCATCGATACCCTGCCGCAGAGCTGAAACTGATTCTGTATAGGTGCCTCTGCTCATTTCAGAGACATCGAAGACGATCCGCCTACCCTCATTCGGGAACAGCTTCATAGCCATATGATCACTTATGCGCTTCAGAAGTGGTCTCAGCCCTGTTTCAATGTAGCCAGTGATTTCTGCCTGGCTTGTTCCGAAACTCGTAGAACCGAATGCGTACAGCATTGAGCTAGGTACGTTGTACATCCTGGCGATTTCATGAACCGACCAGCGCTGCGCCTCTACGTACTGGTTCCGCGCCAGCTCCTGCTGAAATACTTTCGCCTCCATATCGCCACCTGTGACGATTGGAGTATTCCAGTTCTTTGAATCTCCATGCACAGACGCGAATTTAGTCTGCACTTTTTCAACAGATTCAGGCGAAAGATTGTCAGGACTAGAAAGCACCACTTTACCCATGCTGCTGCGGAATGTGCGCGATGCTGCGCGGGTCTGCGCAATAGCAGTTTCAAGCACTTCACGGTGCTGCATGATCGGGGCTTCGCCCCAGAATGGCCTAGTTCCATCCAGGCGGAAGTGCAGAACATCAGCGGGCGCGATATTCACGCGCTTACTGATTGAGTAACTCAGGCTGTACTCTTCCTGCTTATAGTTCACCGACCACGCACCGAATGGCAGAGGCTGAAATGCGATCGGGTCACCTGCTCCATTGCGATGAATCACGCTCAGGTGATTACCCCACAGGAGCAGATCGCGCACTGCCTGGCTTCGCCATTCGTTACCGCTTTGATACTCATTCGCTACACCGTTTAGCAGATCAGACACCGCTGAACGTTCCACTTTCTCGAACGATCCATCAGGCAGCTTTACCTGCTCGAAAACAGGCAAGCGCGAAACGTCACCAGAAAGAACAGAGACACAGCGCGAGACTGCTGGAATTTCCAGCGCGGTCTGGGCGTCATAGGTGAACTGGTCACTGGTTGAATACATCCACCAGCGTGAGTCTCCACCGAAAAATCGATTAGCTATGCGCTTAAAAATCTGCGGTCCCCTGCCGCGCCTACGTGTCCATATCCTAACAGGTTTATAAATGCAAGCAAAAAACAGCCCAGGCCGGTAGACGTTCGACCTGGGCTGCGCCCGCCTACATTGGCAAGCATCCAGATCAGATAGCGATATCACCGCCTTCATACATTGATTGGCGTTCACCCATATTGTCACAAGCTGAACTGATCGCGAACAGGCCCGCGCATACTGGGTCGATCATGTCTCTGGTGCTGTTCTTGCATGGGCGAACTGCGCCCGCTGGCGACTGCCTCAGAACCACGTTTTTCAGTGCCTTCTGCATCATCGGGTCGCCATCATGCAGTATCCGCCTGCCGCGCACAGCATCCTGAAACCAGCTACACGCCTGCGTGAGCTGCTGCGGTCCCCCTTTGTAGGCGATCGGCCATCCATAAGTATGCTCCCAGACAGAGCGCAGATCGGCATTGAACGTCCAAGCGTCGATGCCGATTTCAACCACGTCTGGCCAGGTGTTCATAATCTCACGCACGCTTGCGGTGATCTGCTCACCGTCTATGTATTTGCCTGCGCTTAGTTTTAGAACGCCCTCTTCATGCCAGCGTCTGAGTGGGTTCTTTGTGAGCTTCTCATGCTTCTCTAAATCATGATCAGGCAGCCAATGCTGCCAGCGCATAGAGGCTACCCCGTTCGCAATGTGTAGCAGACTGATCGAACAGACATCAGTGCGCACTCCTTCGCCGCCCCTGGATAGGTCGATGCCGATGAAGCATTTCCCATCTGCCGGAAATTTAGGCGTACCCTTGCACAATTCCCAGTCATCCATGTCTACGAAGGTGCTTGTATTATCATCGAATCGGCACAGATGCTCTCTGGTGTATGCGCTTTTCTGGTTCGCATCCCCATTCGTTACCAGCTTCCGGTAGTTGAATTCGAGAGACTCCAGGCGCGGCATCCCGATATCATGCATCCCTGGGTTGGCTTTGGCGACGATTTCATATTCATCAGTTACTGGATCATCATCGTCTGCATTGAACGCTAGTAGGTACACACCTACATCTGGCTCTCCGTTCATAATGTCACGCGCTGCTATGTCGCGGTCTGTGTAATACGGCCTGAGTCTGTCCGGGTCTGGAGTGGTCATCGTCCAGACCATTCCGTCTTCGCGTTTGGCTCGTCCCGTCTGCGCCTGGGTCAGAACATCATCAGCGATGTGGCTCACCTCATCCAGAAAGCAGATGCGTGGTGAACCGCCATGCATCTTCTGAACTGATGCGACCAGCACCCGCAGAGTGCCGCCTGTTTCCTCATTCTTCAGCGGTGGCTGGCCTACGGCCTTGAAGATCCGCAGCGGCTCGCCCACTTGTTCAGCGAATGATTCCGCGAACCCCACTGAAATATGCGCCTGCTTCACCCCGATTGATGCGATATCTAGAGTGATCTTCTTATGATTCGATACCAGTTCATAGACCAGAACCGCAGCCGCGAAGCATGATTTGCCAGCCCCACGCGCAGCCTCCACCATGAGCAGCTTTGTAGCCGGGATGCCTAGCCGATCCTTCTCACACCTGGCGTAGATCAAAGCGAGAATCCACCGCTGAAAGCCAGCCAGCTTGATCGGCTTCCCCACATCCGGCAGCTCGAAGCCTTCAAGGAATTCACAAGCATCCTCGAACCGTTGCCAGTCCCAGGTGAAATCGTCGCCATCCATCTCAGCAGAAAAACGTTCAGCCGCTTTCTGGATCAGCTTTCCAGCCGGTACTTCCCTGGCTATTAATGCGTCTAAGTAGCTCCGTAGTTTCTCGCGGTTCATAATCTTCCCCCTTCCCGTGAGGATATAAAGAGG